GAAGTTCTATCTCTCAGTTCTTCTAAGTTTGAGGCTCCCATAACATTCCATACTTTCCGTGGTCCAACCCTAAATTGATATCCACTACAATATCTTATAACGTAAGCCATCCAATTTTTGGCAACGGGTGAGTCAACCAAACTCAATAGATTATAATAATCAATTGGTCTTGATGTCATGGGGGTACCTGTCAATAACCAAATCCTATCTACCTTTTTTACTATATCATTTATAAGCTTTGTTCTTTGTGCTTGAGCATTCTTGATATAGTGTGCCTCATCAACAATAACCAAATCAAAATTGGCGCTAATAATTTGCGATTCATCTTTTCTTTTAGTGTCATGGAAGTTCTTTATTATATCGTAGTTTATTATTACAAAATCGTTATTAGGGTCAAAGTTTTTACCTTCAGCTATATAGATAGATTTATCTGAATAATTTTCGATTTCACGCTTCCAGTTTATCTTCAAGGTTGCGGGACAAATTATCAAAACCTTTTTAGCCCCACATTCCAAAGCCGCTATTATAGTTGAGGTGGTCTTTCCTAACCCCATATCATCCGCTAGAATGTATTTCTTATTTTCTACTAATTTTTGAATTGCTTCTCTTTGGTGAGATAGTGGTGGTCGATTAGAATACTTATCAAAATCTAAAACAACGTCTTTCACTGTGTTGTCTTTAATCATAGCCGCTTTTGGAATCCAAAACTCGTTGAGTTGGTCTGTTTCAAAAAACCTACCCCAAATGTGATATGCCTTTTCCTTTTCAGCTAATAGTTTTTCTACCCAAATTTTTTCGGGAATTTGGTGTAGTAATTTATCGTCTGCAAATTTTTGAGCAAAGTAAGCATCGAGTACAACCCATTTTTTTGCGACTTTGGGTTGTTTATCAAAATTGTTTATTATATATTCAGCCTGACTTCTTGTTGGGTAAAACTTTTTATTCACCTCGGATTTTCTTTTAAGTTCCAAGATGTAGTTATTAGCCCCGCTATAGGTTTCTAATAATGAAATTGCTTTTGATTCTAAAGTATTCGACAAATTAAATTTTGTTAAAATTGGACACCATTTCCATAATCAATGAAAAGTTCTTCACCAACTTGGATTTTTCTCAGAGATTTGAAAACAAAAACGTTTCTTTCAGTGTCTGATTCCCAACTTACGTTCGGCATTTCACTATGGTTGTAATACGACCCGTATCCTGTAACCAAAACATGATTCACCCAATTTTCTGATTTAGGCCAACAAAAAGCGTAATTTTGGAAAAAGGGTAATTTTTCTTGTCTTCGGTGTGGGAAGAGTAAAAATGGGCAAGTGTCAATAATTTCATTATATTGTATCTCTTCGGAACAAAAAACACCCAACCCATGAGTTGTACTGTCTTTGAGATATATTTTTTTTGGTGGTCTTATTTCCATGGTTTATGAAAAATTTTTGCTTGTAATATAATAAAACTTAAACTATTTATCAATATATGCAAAAATTAGTTCCGATAACAAGATTAGGTAAGTTCTTTGGTGGGGAAGATTATTCTTTGGATATTGATATGGGTGAGGAGTGGTTGATTGGTGATATGAACTTCACTGTTGTATTATACAGAATTGATAGATACAAAACTAAAACTGATGATGTATATGGTGAGGTACTTGAGGACGGCATTCAATTTATGGCACCTGTTGAACTTAAAGGTTTGGTTCAAATATTGGCACCAACCAACAAATTGCTTGGTAACTCTAGGGTAAAACAACAGGAACCTGGTAACATGAAATTTTCTGTTTATCAAAAAACTTTGGATGATGTACAAGTCGAAGTGAACATGGGAGATTATTTAGGGTATTATGAAACGGAAGACAGAGTCAGATATTACACTGTAATAAATGACGGAAGAGTAAAATCAGACAATAAACACACATACGCTGGTTACAAGCCTTTCTATAGAACAATAGAGGCAACTTGGGTAAGTGAAAACGAATTTAGAGGAATATAATGAAATTGATAATTACAGAGTCACAATTTGACTCATTATTTATGGGACAAAGAGTTATGGTCTACTATAACTTGAACAGGGAGACATTTTCAATTTCATATTTGGGAAAGGTTATAATGCATGCTGACTACGTTAGATTGAAAGACGTTGAGTTCAGAGTTAGACCAGGTGGAAAAGAAAGAGTTAGAGATGAGAAAAGAAAAAATGTACATGCTTTTGTCATAGGTACACTTTTGGATTTTTGTGAATTTCCTTGTGATAGAATTGAGGAACCTTATAGTGATTTGATTGTGACCTATAATCCATATGTGAATGATACATTCGTACTCAAAGGTACAGACAAGCCAGTTTATTTTGCAGAAGAAGTTGAAATGGTGAATATGAAAAATAAAATTTACATAACTCAGTAAGATGCCATTACCTAAACAAGTTAAACCAACTTTACCGTTAGTTCCAAAAAAAACTTTGTATTCTAGAAGAGAAGAACTTTTGGAATATATAAACAAAGATGGAACTTATTTACCAAAGTCAGTTTTACATGCGGACTTAGACAGAGGTATGTTGGACTTTGTTAAAAACGAATTGAAAGTAGTGACCGCTGGTAAGACAATCCCTGTTTTAGATATTATACTCACTACACAAAACTGGTCTCAATATGTTGAAACTTGGAAGTTTGTAGATTTAGATAATAATCCTGAACCTCCTTTCGTTACCGTTGTAAGAACCCCCGAAGTGAAGTACGGTACCAATCCGGCTCTTAGATGGAATATACCGAATAGAAAACAATTTTATTATGCGTCAGTTCCCACTTGGGATGGAAACATGCAGGGTATGGATATATACACAATCCCACAACCCGTTCCTGTAGATGTTACTTATTCTGTGAAAATAATTTGTAACAGGATGAGAGAGTTGAATCAACTGAACAAAAATGTTTTACAAACTTTTGCATCAAGACAGGCATATACTTTCATTAAAGGTCAGTATGTTCCTATAATAATGCAGAATATTTCGGATGAGTCTCAACTCAATATTGATTCTAGAAAATTTTATATTCAATCATATGAGTTCATTATGTTAGGATATTTGATAGACGAAGAAGAATTCCAAGTCAAACCCGCCATACAAAGAATGGCTCAGGTTTTTGAAATTGATGGTAGTAATCTTGGTAGGAGAAGAGAAGTTTGGCCAAAGTCACCACAATCATTCCCATCTGAACTTTTGTTTGTTGTGGGTAATACAACTTTGACCGATAAAATTTATTTCACCGCGGACATGAAAATTATAAATCTCACGAACGTTGACTCTTACGATGTTTATATAAATGGTGATTTTTATGGAACGAACGTTCCTTTGATTCAGGTAACCAACCAAGATATACTGGAAGTAATTGTTGTAAAACTTGATAATACTAAAGATGCTGTTATAGGTTTGGAAAACAGTCTATTTTAATTCTCTCCGTATATATCTTTCTTTTCTTTACACTTTTCTATTATCAAGTTTTCCAAAAACTTATAAATTTTTATTCCCCTTTTTTCACAATAGGTTTTTAGTAAATCGTGGACAGCAGGGTCTATTTTGATATTCTTTATTTCTCGTTTCTTTTTCATGGTAGAAAAAAGGTAGAATTTATTCTGCCTACTATCAAATAGATATTATAAATCAAAGTTTTTTCATAATTATTAGAATATTTATCAGTAAAATAAATCTGCAATAGAATAATTTAATAATGGCAACAGCACAAGTAAATCAAAAAGTATATGTGTCACCTGGTGTCTACACTTCTGAGACCGACTTATCGTTCGTAGCTCAGAGTGTGGGGGTAACAACATTAGGTCTCGTAGGAGAGACAATAAAAGGTCCAGCATTTGAACCCATCTTCATTACAAATTACGACGAGTTCCAAGCCTATTTCGGTGGCACTGAACCGGTAAAATTTGTAAACACTCAGATACCAAAGTATGAAGCTGCTTATATAGCCAAATCTTACTTACAACAATCAAATCAACTTTTTGTTACAAGGGTATTGGGATTATCAGGTTATGACGCGGGTCCTTCTTGGTCAATCACAACTATTGCAAACGTAGACCCTACAACCGTTGACTCAACCGGTACGACTTCGTTTACAAATACATTTACAGCAACAACGGCTACCGTGACTGTTTGGGGTAACACCTTCCCTACAGAAGTATCAAATGATTTTACAACTCAATATATCTTATCTAATGGAAACACTTCCACTTACCAAGCGAGTTTAGACAACTATATACAACAAGTCTTAGGTGATAACACTTTGAGTGCAACATCATCTTATTTTTATGGTTCTGTACCTGATGCAGATTATAATAGTATCACATCAACTTACAGTAGTACTAACAATGCGTTCGGAGTAAATAATTTAAATTTAGCGTTCAATGACCTAAGTTCATCGGACAATGATACATGGTTCTATGCAACATTTGACCCAGGAGCTAATAATTCTTATGATGGTTATTCTTGGGATTTCTACATAAATGATATACAGGATATTGGTTCAGGTACCTTTACAGGTTCTGTTTCAGGAAACATATATAATTTCTCGGGTACTGCTTATCCTGATTATAATAACATGGTTGTTGCAACCTTGAGGTCGAGAGGTATTTCTTTATATACAAATAATTCAGGTCCAAATCATGGTCCAATATACGAAGTTACAGGTTCGACAGACTTAGATATGATTTGTACAAATCAATATTCAGGTGTCACACAAGACCCATTTGCAACTTTCTTACTTAGTGGTGTAACAAGAGATGGTAATACATTTTCATTTGAGAATTCATTACTTACTACCTCATCACAATTTATCACAAAAGTTTTAGGAGTGAGTAACTTTGATAAACCAAGATTTGAGACTCCTATTTTTGTTGAAGAGTTGTATGCAGGTTCTTTAGAATATGCTTACAACCAAAGTTATATCCGTGGCTTAAATTGTAATATGGTTGCTTTGGACTCGGCTAGAAGTTTGGCTTCAGATTCTATTGCTTGGAAATTACAAAGATATCAATCACCAAAATCACCTTTCTTAGTTTCAGAACTTAGAGGTAATAAGGTTTATAACTTATTTAGATTTATTTCGATTTCAGATGGTGATGCGGCTAACACAGAGGTGAAGATTTCAATTGCAAATCTTTCTTTTGACAACATGACTTTTGATGTTTTGGTAAGACAGTTTTTTGATACAGATGCTAATCCTATCGTAATTGAAAAATTCCAAAACTGCGTTTTAGACCCAGCAAGTAATAATTTTATCGCTAAAAAAATTGGTTCTCAGGATGGGGAATACGCATTGATTTCAAGATATATTATGGTTGAAATGGCTGAGAATGCTCCAGTAGACGCACTTCCTTGTGGATTCAATGGTTATTCTCAAAGAATCTATGGAAGTACAGCGGTTCAAGCACCAATGATTTTCTATAAGACAAAATACAATTTCCCTCAAGAGGTAGTTCTTGACCCACCTTTTGGTTCTGCTGCAGGTGGTGCAAATACGGTTACTTCTCCTGGTGACGTTGTTCGTAGAACTTATCTCGGTATGTCATCCTCTTACTTATTTACTATTGAGGATGCGTTCTTGCAATACTTAGGTCAAAAGAATCCTGTTGTTGGTTTTTGTACCGCAACTGAATCGGCACCTTGGAACGGTTTAACTAAAGGTTTCCACTTGGACTCAGGTGCTACGGTGGTGACTATTGGTAATGAGTTCACAACAAGTGGTCAAACAGCATTCGAATGTGGTGTTGCTGATTTCACTTCTAATCCAAGTAGTCAGGATAATCCATATTATTTTATTTACTCTAGAAAGTTCACACTTTGTATGGCGGGTGGTTTTGACGGTTGGGACATCTATGAAGAAAGAAGGACTAATGAAGATAGATTCGCTTTAGGTGGTACTGGTTACTTGGCAGGAGCTTGTACTTCGGCAAGATATCCAACAGCAACTGGTTTCGGTACTTTCAAAAATATCACCGTTGATGCTGACAGTCAGTCATTTGCAAATACAGACTATTACGCATATCTTCTTGGTATTCTTACTTTTGCAAATCCAGAATCTACAAATATAAATGTTTTTGCAACTGCAAGTATCGATTACGTTTATAACCAAACTCTTGTAGAAGCAGCAATAGATATGATTCAGTTCCAAAGAGCTGACTCAATTTACATTGTCACTACCCCTGACTATAACATGTTACTACCAGATTCAACAGACCAAAATCAAATCATTTACCCACAAACAGCGGTAGACAATCTTGATAATACAGGTATTGATTCTAACTACACCGCAACTTATTATCCATGGATTTTAGTAAGAGATACTGTGAATAATACACAAATCTATATCCCACCAACAGGTGAAGTATGTAGAAACTTAGCTCTTACAGATAACATTTCTTTCCCATGGTTTGCATCGGCTGGTTACACAAGAGGTTTAGTAAACTCAATCAAGGCGAGAGTAAAACTTACTCAACAAGATAGAGATACACTTTATCAAGGTAGAATCAACCCAATTGCGACATTCGCTGACGTAGGAACTGTAATTTGGGGTAATAAAACCCTCCAAGTTGCTGACACAGCTTTGAACAGATTGAATGTAAGAAGATTGTTGTTACAAGCTCGTAAGTTGATTTCAGCTGTAGCAGTGAGATTGTTATTTGAACAAAACGACCAAATCGTAAGACAACAATTCTTGGATAGTGTAAACCCTATACTTGACTCAATCAGAAGAGATAGAGGTTTATATGACTTCCGTGTTACTGTTTCTTCTTCACCTGAAGACTTGGACAGAAACACTCTCACAGGTAAAATTTACCTTAAACCAACGAAGGCTTTGGAGTTCATAGATATTGAGTTCTTTATCACACCAACAGGTGCTTCGTTTGAAAATATATAATAAAAACGGGGGGTCCAAAACCCCCCACTTTTTTATTACCTAATGAAAAAAATATTACGAGAGGGAATAAAACCCGAGGGGACACCAGATTTAAAGTATTACGCATTCGATTGGGATGACAACATTGTCCATATGCCAACAGAAATCTATTTGTTAGATGATGATGGTAATGAGGTTGGAATGAGTACTGAAGATTTTGCTGAATATAGAAGTAAAATAGGTAAAGGACCTTTAAAATACAAAGGGAGTACAATCGTTGATTTTGCTCCAAACGCCTTCAAGGATTTTAGAGTGGATGGTGACAAACAATTTTTGATTGATGCTATGAAAGCTAAACCTGGTCCAGCATGGAAGGATTTTGTAGAAGCGGTAAACAATGGTTCGATTTTTGCGATAATAACTGCTCGAGGACACAACCCGAGAACTCTTAAACAAGCAGTTTACAATTATATAGTTTCCGATTTCAAAGGAATAGACAAAAACCAAGTAATTAAAAACTTAAAAAAATATAGAACCTTCGCAGGAGAACAGGATATGACTGATGAAGAACTTATAAAAACATATTTGGAGTTAAATAAGTACCACCCCGTTTCTTTTGGTGATGATATAGGTGCCACAAACCCCGAACACGGAAAGGTAATTGCGATGCAAGAATTTGTAGACTATATAAAAGGGATGGCTGCTTTACTAAATAAAAGAAGTTTTCTTAAAATGGATATTGTAAATAAGTTTATTCCAGCAGTACCTACAATTGGCTTTTCAGATGACGATTTAAAGAATATAGAAGTAATGAAGAAAGCTTTTAAAGATAAACCAGAACTAGTAAAGACTTATTCAACAGCTGGAGGAATCAAAAAAGAAGTAAAATAAAGATGAGTTTTTTAAAATAAAAGTAAATAGAAAAAATTTTCACTAATACTATATTTATAACATATAAACACAGAAATTAAAATTTTTATAATATGGCTGATTTACTGATGAAGATGCCCTTACCCTACGAACCGAAACGGCAGAATCGATTCATTTTAAGGTTTCCTTCTAGCATGGGTATCAATGAATGGTTTGTTGAATCTGCTTCAAGACCCTCAATTAAAATAAATTCAACCGAAATTCAATTCTTGAATACTTCAACATTTGTTGCAGGTAGATTTAATTGGGATGAAATTCAGGTAAAATTCAGAGACCCGATTGGTCCGTCTGCGGCTCAAGCATTGATGGAGTGGGTTCGTTTACACGCTGAATCAGTAACAGGTCGTATGGGTTATGCTGCGGGTTACAAAAAAGATGTTGACCTCGAGATGTTGGACCCAACAGGAGTAGTCGTAGAAAAATGGATTTTATACGGAACCTTCCTGACAAGTGCTAACTTTGGTTCATTAGCGTATAGCAATGATGCTTTAGCTGATATCACATGTGGATTGCGTCCAGACCGTTGTGTGTTGGTTTACTAATAGTATTTAAATTAAAAATAAAACTTGTATATTTAACCGTGGAGACATAAACTTCACGGTTAAATTTTTTTTATGCAAGACCAAAGTAGAGACTATGGACAACAAAATTTTTCATTACCTCACGATGTTGTAATACTTCCATCAGGAGGTAAGTTTTATAAAAACAAAAAAAAATCAGTTAAAGTTGGGTATTTGACAGCGTCGGATGAAAACATTTTGATGAGTAATACAAGCGATATTACTGGAACTTTATTGAGAAATAAAATTTACGAACCTGATATTAAAATAGATGATTTATTGGAAGGGGATGTTGAAGCAATTCTTATTTTTTTGAGGAACACATCATTTGGACCTAACATAATGATGAATTTAATTGACCCACAAACAAAAAAACAATTCGAAGCTAATATTTCGTTGGAAGAGTTGAATATAAAAAAACCACTTCACGAACCAAATGAAGACGGTAGTTTTACTACAACTCTACCTGTTTCCAAAGCACAGGCGAAACTAAAATTGATGAATTATGGAGAACAAACAAATCTCCAAAATATTTTCGATAGTTACCCCCCAACAAGACCAGCACCTAAAATCACTCTTACTTTACAAAACCAAATTTTGGAGATAAATGGAAATTCTGATAAAGCTGAAATAGCTAAATTCGTAGAGTCAATGCCAATCGCGGACTCAAAATATATTAGGAAGTTCTTACAAGATGCTGAACCAAGATTGGATTTAACCAAACAAATTATAGCCCCATCAGGAGAAAGACTAACAGTAAACGTTGGTTTTGGGGTTGAATTTTTTCGCCCTTTCTTCTGAGTATAGAAAAGGACAATTAGACGAATTATATTACTTATCTACGTTGCTTCATATAAGTTATTCTGATTTTATGATTATGCCCATTTTCGTAAGAAAATATCTTTTAGATAAATGGATTGAGACTCATCAAAAGGAGTAAAATCACAATTACTCTATTTATAATAAAACTAAAATATGTTTTTCCAGCAAAGTGGGGCGGAGAAAGCGCCGATAACCTCAGAAGATTTACAAATTGCTAATAGATATTCTGAGGTTCTTAAAAAAATTAGAACCGATGTAGAGGCACTAAGAACTCCAGGAGGTTTTGCATCCACAATAACTACAGAACTCACAAACGTAGCTGAAGTTGCCGAGGCTCTGAATACGAGCTTTGTTGCTTCAAGAATGAGAATACAAGAAATGGCTAGGTCTGTTTCTGAAGCGACTCCAGGTATCGTAAAATTAGGAGGAAGTATTGAAGCAGTTGGAGGAGCAATACAAGGAATAGCTGCGGGAACTCGAAGAAATTTAGTTGCACAAAAAGAGCAAGTTGAGGAACTATATGCAACAAGTAAAATTTTGGGTACAGTAACATCGAAAATTGTCGATGAATTTACCGAGGCAGGGTATTCTTATGAAAATATTGCCAAAAAACTAGAAGAATCTATTGTTTATGTTCAAAGAATAGGACTCAACGCTAAAGTTGTCGTCTCAGATGTATTGAATAACACAGATAAATTGGCAAGATTTAATTTCAGTGAGGGAGTTTTAGGGTTTACTAAAATGGCTGCACAAGCATCGAGATTGAGGTTTGATATGAAAGAAGTTTTCACTTTAGCCGACAAAGTTCTCAACCCTGAAGATGCAGTAAGAATGGCATCAGCTTTTCAAAGATTAGGTGTTTCAGTAGGAAATTTGACAGACCCGTTCCAACTGATGAACCAATCTATAAATGACCCATCAGGATTACAGGATAGTATAATCAATATGGCTAAGTCTTTCACCTATTTTGATGAAAAGACTAAAAGTTTCAGAGTCAGTCCACAAGGAATTCTAACAATGAATGCTTTGGCAGCAGAAACCGACTTGAGTGCTGAGAACTTGAAAAGAACTGCATTGGCTGCTGCGGAGATGGATGATAAATTGAAAAGGATTTCTACCACAGGATTATCTTTCAATGTTAGTGAAGAAGACAAAAAAATGATTGCTAACGTTGCAAGTATGGGAAAAGAAGGTGAATATGAGGTTTCTATAAAAGACGAAAGGGGTAATGAGTATCAAAGAAAATTAGTTGATTTACAAGAACAAGATTTCAAAAGAATTATAGAACAACAAGAAAAGGCACCAAAGACTGTACAACAGATACAAGAAAGCCAATTAAACACCGCTGAAAAAACATATGCGGAAATTAAATTCATTAAAGAATTAGTCAAAACTTCAATTTATACACAACCAGGTTTCTTGAGAAATATGGAAGATGCTTTGAACATGACAAGAAAATCTGCTGAGGGTTTTGCTAAAGCAGTGAGAAAATCAGGTTATTTTAGAGATGCGGAAGAAATTAGAGAAAAACTCAAAGAGGCTCAAAAGTTACCCGATGCGGACCGAAAAAAGCAAGAGGACCTATTATTTAAGGAGTTAATGAATTTAACTCAAAGACTTCCAGATGCTTTCAAGAATTATGAGATTGAAAGACAAAGACAACAAGGAGATATGGGTGATATGATGAAATCAATTCTCACAAGTACGGGTTTTGACATGTTTGGTGAACCTACGGGAAGAAGACCATTGAGAAGAGCAAGTGGAGGATTGGTGACAGGTCCCGGTACATCAACAAGCGATTCCATAGATGCCAAACTTTCGAATGGTGAATTTGTTGTAAACGCAGCCTCAACTAAATCTTTCTTACCGATATTAAATGCTATAAATGAATCTGGGTTGAAGTCAACTTCAACAGGAATGAGCATGAAAGTTTCTTTTGATGAAAAAACTCCGATACCTGCAGAACTTACAGTAAAACTTCCGCCAGATTTTAGTAGTATGCCATCGTATCCTGCTTTTACTGAATACATTCTACAATCTCCTGAAACTGTTAAACAAGCACTTTTGGAAGTTACTGAGGGTGCCCTATTGAGAGCTGGTAAAATTGCAAAGAAGGGGCAATATTCGGTAACAACATAATTGTGATTTAGTTTTAAAAAAAATAATGTTTACCTATTTATTGATTAAATAGAAGTATCAAGTGCCAAGTCCATTAGATTATAATAATTCGGAACGATTCAGGTCGAGATTGATGACAAGAAATCTTGCCCCTTATCCCAAGTCCCCAAATCGTCCGAATCCACCAATAACTTATGAATATCAACAATCACAATTAGCGGTTACCGATAGTCCTGACGTACTAATTGATTCTCCAATTTTAGCTAACAGACTTTATCCATTAAATCAGTTTGGTGCGGAAGGTGGATATAGAATTGTGGGGGATGTTGGAGGATTGAATAATACTCGTTCAAACCAAGGTGAATACGGACCAGGTCAACAAGACGCTCATATAATAGACCAAGCTCAGCCTGCATCACTTCAGTGGAAACCTAAAAACGCATATTCCAATGGTTCTCAAACAGTTCTAGATAGTGGTGAATACATAACTGAACCTGATTATATAAGAAGTGGTTCAAGAAACCTTTATAATAACCAACCTTATCCAACAACTTTTGTACCATCATCTTATAACCCCGTTCAAATCCTTTTAACAAGGGACCCACAGGGAAGTAATGGTTTACTGACACAAGATTCCTATATCGCTAGATTGGGAGCATTTACTCTTAGAAGGTCTTTCGAAGAAAGGATTGCAACTGAAATAAGACAACAAACTTTAGGAAGAATAAATTTATTCAACATAGATAGTGGTACAGATATATTCAATCTACTAACCACACGAGTACCCCTGATTGAACCAAATTGGGTAATCACACAACCTTCAGGACCTATTTTAGCAGCAACAGACTTCGCGTTGAGATTAGCCGGAAGTATTTTGCCAACATCACCGATTCCTGGTTCTTATTTTGACCCATCTATAAATTCAGGATTCCCCACAACCATACAACAATTACAAGCGGCCTTTACTAGGTCTAATACAAGTGTAGGTAATTTCTTTGGACAATTGTTAGGGCCACCTAAATCAGGTTCTCAAATATTTTTGAACAATACAGGGGGAGGACAAAAATCGAGATTATTCGGGAGTATAAATTATAACAAGTACAAACCTGGATATGAAAGGAATATTTTCGACAGAGTAGGGGGAGCTTTATTTGGTACTACAGTAAATAATTCTAATTACTACATTGGTTCACCAACTTCAGAACCGTCAAGAGTTTTTTCACCGACAGGAGATTTACCCAACAACGAATTTGGACAAGAAGTTCAAGCTCCTGTCTATGGTCCTCAAGAATTGGCCCAACTTTATGAAGGACCTAGTAGAGAAATCAAACTTGGGGCCAACGGTCCTGCATATATAAATGGTGGTGGTATCGAGGGTGGATTTACTTGGGTCTCACCAAAGTATAGGGGGAATGCCGGTAAAAAAGTAGGAATTGGGGGAGAAGTTACACAATTAGATGAAGACTTTAAACCATCATCATACAATTCAACTGAGTCCGTAAATTTAGAATTCAGACAGGGTTCAATACTTGATGATACCCAAAGGATTATAAATAGTCAACCACAGGGTGGAAGAAGATTACAACATGTTGGTAATGCTATGGACCAAGTAAGTAAAGTTTTCAACGATGGATATAAAGAACTTACTAAAGGTTCAAGAGTTTTAAGATATGTCGGTTCTTTAGGTAATGAGGTTGGAACCGAGTATTGTAGAGTTTTTGCTAAAGATATACCATATCTTCAGTATAATGACCTTCAAAAACAAGACGGTGTTGTAAATGAAGGTAGAAGATTTTCTTATTCTGTATTCGACAAAACATATAATTTGAATATTGCACCTAACAAACAAGAAGGAGGTCAGGCTTCATCAAACTTGATAGGAACAAATAATACTGCTTTTGCTAAGAAATATATGTTCTCATTGGAAAATTTAGCATGGAGAACATCAAATACTCCTGGTATAAATGTGAATGAGTTACCAATTTGTGAGAGAGGTCCAAATGGTGGAAGAGTGATGTGGTTCCCACCTTATGGGTTGACATTTAATGAGACTGTAAATGCGAATTGGAAGACACAAGATTTTCTTGGTAGACCTGAACCAATTTACACTTATACAAATACAAGTAGAGGTGGTTCATTACAATGGAAAATTGTTGTTGACCATCCATCAGTTCTGAATGTTATTGTGAATAAGGTTTTGAATAACGAAAGTAATAAAGAAAGAATTAATGGAATTTTGGAATCATTCTTTGCTGGTTGTAAAAAATACGATTTATATGAACTGGCTAAAAGATATTACACAATTCCTCCAAATGAATTACAAGATATTCAACAAGCTATTGCGTCAAAAAATCTGAGTAAAGAACAAGTAAGTGTTGCTAAAAATACTTTAGCTACGGGGGCAAGAGATACTCAAAGTAGTTCACAACCAATCACACAACCTTCACAGAACACACCACAAGACACACTGAAACAATTCCAAAACTTTGCATTGTATTTTCCCAATGACATTCCAGCACCTCCATCAGTATCACCTGTGGTTGGAAGTTATTCACAATATTATACAGATTATATCAACCAAAGTACAACCACTTACGC